AGGTAATGGTGGTTCTATGCCTGATTTATTTGGTCAAACTCAATCTGTAGGTTATTTTTCTGGAATAACTCAAAGTTGGACAGGTTCAACACCTTCTAATAGTGGTTCTGTATTTTTTACCCAATCAAACCAATCAGAATTTTATAATGGTCAATTAAGTGGTTCAACAATAATTGCTGCTACTCAAAGTTTAGATAATTATACAATTAATATAAATCAAGTATATTCAACAGGTACTATATATTTTAATACTACTACTACAAGTGATGAAAGTATGACTTCATCTTATGTTAATTTTGATTTTAATTATGATCAATATTATTATGTAAGTTTTACAGCAAAAAGATGGGGTTCACCAAATACAGCAACACCATTATATTTTTATAATCAAGATGGAAGTCTTGTTAGTTTAGCAAGTATACCTGGTAATAATTTAGGAGGAAACACAGGTAGTGTTACTGTAAATCAACTTCAAATTAGAGGATTAATTCCTAAAGATCGTTTTTATATATTTACTGGAATGGGTAGTTTTGGATATAGTGCAAGTATTGAAAACTTTACTGTTTCACAAGAACAAATATCAAATCCAGAATACTTAGCTATTCAAAATAATGCTATAATAAGTAGACCTAATCCTTATTATATGGAAGTTGACTTTCAAACCAGTGCTGTAGTAGCTGTAAATGAACAAGCAATTCTTTCAGGGTCAGCTACAAGAGCTCAAGTACCTCAATCCAATTATACAACAACACGTATTACTAACCCACGTTATAATGGATGTAAAAATACCTCTCCAGCAATTAATGTTATTTCAGGTAGCACACCAGCAACCATTAATATATTTGGAGATTATGCTTTGCGTTATGATGATGGTGGTTTCCAAGACAATATTTTACAAGGTGGTTTTCCTTATTTAAATTTAAAATATATGTTTGATGCTAATGGAAATGTATTACAACCTAAACAATCATCTTCATATGAATTTAACGGTATTTCTTTATTTTCCGGAATTACTTCCTCTAATATTATTATACAGTCTACTGCCTCCGTTCCACCCCAAATTGTATCTAGTTTACAAGGTTTTAAGCCGGTAAGTAGTATTTTTACTACTATTAACCTTAACGCTGGAACAGTTTCCGGTTCATTAAATACATTTTCTTCATCAACTGGTAGTATTAGATTATATAGTCCTTCCCAAACAAAATTACCTGTACTTAATGTTACTAATGTAGGTTGGACTACAGGAAGTTTATCTCCCTCAATTATAACTAGTTCCCAAATAGGTTATTATTTCTACAGAAACCAAGTATTAAGTGAAGGATGGATTCAGGTAGATTGTTCTGGTTCTACTAATATTACAAACCCTACAAGTTCAGGAGATGATAGAGCAGGATTTAATAGTGCTCAAACGGCTTTATCCGCAAAAATAGGTAGTATTTTTTATTTCGGTTCAGGATCTGCTACTACTTCAAGTATAGCACATACTATTATATCTAGTTCATATGATACACCTTTTACTAACTATTTTATTTATTTAGATAAACCTGTAGTAAATTGTAATTTATCTCAATTTGCTATAGTAGATACTTTAACGGATATGACAAAGATAACAATTAATACAGATTTACCATCTACAGGCAGTTTTGGTAAAGGATTTGTATTACCTCAATTGTTTGGAGTTCAAAATATTAATAATCTTAATCAAGCAATTGAAATTTTAGCAACAAAAGGTTTAGTTTAATATATTTATAATAAAATAACAATAAAATATGGGATATTTAAATAATTCAGTAGTAACAGTAGACGCTATTTTAACAGATAAAGGTCGTCAATTACTAGCTCAAAATGATGGTTCTTTTAGAATTACCCAATTCGCATTAGCTGATGATGAAATAGATTATACTTTATATAATCCAAACCATCCATCAGGTTCTGCTTATTATGGTCAAGCAATTCAAAATATGCCTTTATTAGAAGCATTTCCACAACAAACACAAACAATGAAGTATTTACTTACTACATTACCTCGTGGTACTGCTAAGTTACCTATTTTAGCTACTCCGTCTTCAATTACTTTAAAACAAGGTCAATCTCAAGTCATTACTCCTCAAACATTAAATTATTTTGGAGGAAATACTTTTGAAGCTAGTGGTTACACATACACAATTTCAGACGCACGTTTAATGAGTACTTTTGAAGGAGTAGGTATTAACACTCCAAATGCTCAAGCATTAAATCAAAATACTACTACGTTTGGTACTAGTGTATCTAAAACTGTTATTGGTACTAGCTTAAATATGAGAGCTACAACAGTAAATAGTTTATTTGGTACTAATGCTGCTTTATATGCTACTTTACAAATCCAAGGTAGAGATAGTGGTGCTCGTATAACCATTCCAATCACTGTAACACAAGTTCAATAATATATAAAACATGTCTTTTGTAAGATTCTCACCCGATGATTTTGTAGTTAGTTCTAATGCTATTACCTCCACAATGTGGAGTAATGGCTCCCCTACACTAACTCAATTTTTTACATCCTCCGTCCAAGAAGCTGGTTCTTCTGGAAATTTTTATTTAAATGTTTTTCAAACAGGTTCTAATCTATCTGGTTCAGCTATTCAATTTGCCATTGCTTATGGTAATAATACTGGTAGTGGTAGTTTAGCATATAATACTGCTGTTGATGGTTATTCACCTACAGGCACTGTTTTTGGTCAATGGCAAGATTTAGTAATCGGAGATGAAAATACTAATTTTACATTTGGTGCTATTACGTCATCTCAATTCTTTGCTTTACCAATGGAGAGGGCTTGTTATAAAGATTCTATTTTCTTAGGATCTATGACGCTTAAAATTTCTGGCTCAGGAGGAGTAATTTCATTAACAGATAATAGTGCTTATCAAACATCAACAATATTTACTGAAGCTGGAAGAGTTTATCAATTAATTACAGGTTCAGCTGGTGTAAAAGCACCAATTACATCTAAAAATACGATCGATGGCTACTCAGCAAACTCAGGTTCTTATGGTTGGTTATTACCAGATATTGGAACTGTTATTTTAAACCCATTAGCTTTGGCTGCTCCAGCAGTAAGTGGTGGTATTGCTTTTTTGTATAGTGGTTCTAACTCAGCATCTGCTGCTCCAAATCAAAGCCCTAATTCAGCATTATTTAATGCTATTTCATCTTCTTCAGCATCATTTTTTACATTAAATTCTCAAGAATCAATTACTTCAGATTTTATATTTGTAAGACCTAGAAGCTCAGAATTTAATTACTCAGAAAACCCATCATTTATTTCTGGTTCAACAGGTGAAGTTTTATTCCCTACATTTATTAATAATCCTGTTACATTTATTACAACAGTAGGATTATATAATGATAGTAATGAATTATTAGCAGTAGCAAAACTTTCCACACCTTTACAAAAAGATTTTACCAAAGAAGCTTTAATTAGAATTAAACTAGATTTCTAAAATGAATGGGTGCTTACAAACAATTTCTATCATCTGATGTAATTATTACACCTCTTGAAGTTAATAAATTTTTTAGCTTTGAGGGTGCTGCTGCTTTAACTAGTTCTGTAGTTGGTATTGATAGATATTTAGGACAAAACATTCAATCTAATCCATTTGATTTAGCTACAGCTCCTACTACAGGTCAAATAACTACTCAATATCAAGAATTAGTATATAATTCTGTTAAACAACTTTATTATTCTAATTATTTAAATTCAACAGCAAGTTATGGAGGTAATCCTCAAACAGCAAGTCTAATCCCAGGTAATGATACTGTTGGTGATAGACTTACAGGTCCTTCATCTTCAATTGGTAGATATTATAATTACCCCCAAACCGATTTAACTTTTGCTCATTATTATCCAACCTCCTCTAATTCAGTAATAGGTGTTATGTCTATTCCTGTAGGATTATTTGGAAATTATATTCAACCAAACTCATTTAAATGGATAGCACCAAGTGGTTCTATTTACGATGATGGGCAAGGGAATTTAATATTTTCCTCTTCACAACAAATTTGCGGTAATATATTTTACGGGCATGGTTTAGCTATTATTACAAGTGATTCAATACCTCAAGGAGATACTTATGGAACAGCTATTTATGGTTCTTCTATTTATGGTTTATCTGATTCTTTAGTAGTGAATAATTTTATTACATCTTCAAATGTTACTTGTTCGTTTTCATCCTCACTTACAATTTATGAAACCCAATATAAATGTACAGCTAGAGAAAATGAATTTAATTTTAGTCAAAACCCAACAATTTCATCAGGTAGTACAGCTAATTCAAGTTCAGTAGGAACATTTTTTAATCCATCCCAATATTTATTTGGGTTTGCTACTGCTTCTTATTTTACTCCTTATGTAACAACAGTAGGACTTTATGATGATAACCAACAATTATTAGCAATAGGAAAATTAGCTCAACCATTACCTTTATCATCTACAACAGATACTTCAATACTTATAAACATAGATAGATAATATGTGGTTATACAACAAACAAGTTATAGAAAAAATTGAGGATATGCCTCAAGGAACATTCGGTTTTATATACATTACTACTCACAATTCAAGTGGGATATCGTATATTGGAAAAAAATCGCTATATCACAACGTTAAACGTAAATTAACCAAAAAAGAACTGGCCGAGCATACCGGAAGAGGACGTAAACCTACAACCGAGGTAGTTCAAAAGGAATCTGATTGGAAAACGTATTACGGATCTACAAAACAAATTGTAGAACTCATTAAAGGAGGTAAACAAGAGGACTTTACCCGTGAGATCATACAGTTTGTTTTTAATAAAAAACTTCTTACTTACTATGAATGTAAGTATTTATTTAAATATGGGGTGTTAGAACATCCTGTTGAATACTTTAATGACAATATTTTAGGAAAATTTTTCTCTAAAGATTTTACTTAACTTGGTAATTTAAACCACTGTTCATATATTCTGGTTATGCTCAATCAACCCTTGATTGCATTAACGAACTCTGTTTTAGGAACAGGTAAACAAACAGCACGTGGTAATTATGCTTATCATTGTCCCTTTTGTAATCACCACAAACCAAAACTAGAAATTAATATGACCGAAAATCAAAAGGGTGAAAATCCTTGGCATTGTTGGGTTTGTGATAAACGTGGTAAAAAATTAATTCAAGTATTTAAACAAGTTAAAATATCTCCTGAAGTATTATTAGAACTAAAATCTATTATTAAAGTAGAAACAGCAGATAAAGAATTTGTTGTTACCGAAAAACTTAATCTTCCTAAAGAATTTAAACTATTAACCAATATTCAGCAATCTAATATTACTGGAAGACACGCTTTAGCTTATATTAAATCAAGAAATATAAGTGAGGAAGATATTTTAAAATATAATATTGGTTATTGCGAATCAGGACCTTACAAAAATATGATTATTATTCCCTCATATGATGAAAACGGAATACTAAATTATTTTACAGGTCGTTCATTTGAAAAAGATCCTAAAATTAAATATAAAAATCCTTCTGTATCGCGCGACATTATACCATTTGAGTTGTTTATAAACTGGGATTTACCGTTTATATTGTGTGAAGGACCATTTGATGCCATAGCCATTAAAAGGAATGTAATTCCATTACTAGGCAAAAATATACAATCAAAACTGATGAGGAAGATAGTAATGTCTTCTGTTGATAAAATATATATAGCTCTTGACAAGGATGCTCAAAAACAAGCTTTATCGTTTTGTGAGCGTTTAATGAACGAGGGTAAAGAAGTGTATCTTGTAGACATGCAAGATAAAGACCCAAGCGA